GCCTATATCATGAACGAGCCATCCAACGTCACGGCGCATAACGCGCGCCTCAAGTGGGCGGCGAGTTGTTACCAGAACCCGAATATGGTCGCGCAGCAGGTCCAGCCGCCGACCGTGATGGACCCGAACGTCCAGACTCAGGGCTCCGCCATCGACGACGCCACGTTGCAGACCGCCGTCGAGGAAGTGGTTCAGGAATTGATTTAGAAGAATATGACACTTAAACTTAACTACACACAGCGTCTTAACATGATTGCTGTCTTGGATTCGATGGAAGTTCAAGGGCGGCGCGAGATACACGCTATTTGTAAGTTGCAAGATGAAATCGATCTTTCGGATGAAGAAAAGAAATCGATTTCATATGAAAAACACAGGACACCTAATGGTCAGGAGTACGCAACCTGGGCATTGAATAGCGATGGTTATGTGAAAGAGTTCAAACTCAGCGATGCGGATTCCTCCAGGATAACCCGTGCCATAGATAGTTATCGTGTAGTTCTTGCACGGGATAAATCATGGTGGATGCCATTAATCTCACAAATGCCAGTGGAGGAAGAAAATGTTTCCAGGTCTTAGTCCAGTATTTATTAACCCACAATCGGTACAAACCAACGTCCCGCCAGCAGGGAACGACCCTGGTTGGAGTTTAGCTCAGGGTCCCAACGTGAGAATCCCAAATTTCCTGGGAACATTGGAGGTTGGTACCTCAGAGAAATCGACCTCTAAAGAGACCTCTAAAGAGGATAAGAAAAAAGAAGAAAAGGAGGTGAAGAAAGAAGAGGCAAAAGATCACGGAGATATCTTTCATCCAAAGCGTGGGAAATAAAATGTGTGACCTCAAAATTAGTTTCGGAACGCCACTAGTAGTTATTCATCAGCAAGTTGTGTGGCAATTTGCTGAGATTACGTTCAAAGTAGGTAATTTCACTTTTAAAGGAGTAAGTGTCGTGGGACAATCACCAACAGGGCAGGCAGTATCTCAACGTTCAACCGCTGACATGCAAGTCGGAAGCATGGCGGTGGTTTCTGTAGAGTGGAAGGACGCGAGCGGCGGCACGGTTAAGGTAGATGGTCCAACTACGTGGACTTCTACCGATGAGTCTGTAGTGCAAGTTACCGTATCGTCCGGCAATCCTCAAATCGCCAACGCTTATGCACCAGGTCCTATAGGGTCGGCATCGATACACGCCACGGCCGACGCGGATCTGGGGGAGGGAGTCCGGAAAGTTACAGCCATTATCGATATAACCACCATCTCGGGGGAAGCTGTAGCGGGGGACATTACATTTACTCCGACCGGAACTCATCCGCCGTCGCCCGGTGGTCCGGGGACACAAAGAGGAGCGAATCCCCCTCGAAGGTAATTAGATGCCTGCTGTTTCTAAAAAGGACCCGACTAAGGACGTTCCTGAAGATGTTCAGGAGGCGTTGAAGTTCCTCGTCCATAAATATGAAAAAGAAGATGGTTGGGTCCGAAAACAGCAGATTAAGCTCTGGAAGAAAAATTCAGAGTTCTGGCATGGAATACAGTACATATTTTGGTCCGAGTCTCGACAGGATTGGTTACTTCCTGTCGAGACTCGCTGGTTCCAAGAAGACGAGGGAAGAGAAGGAGTCGAGGGACCTTTTTACGATTTCGTTATCAACATCTTTAGAAGTCACGGAGAAGCAATTATCTCAGCTCTGTCTGCTCAAGTACCAGCAGTTAGGTTCCCACCCGATGATGCTGAAGATGATGATGATCTCCTTACTTCTAAGACGTATGCGAAAATTGCAGACCTAATTCAAAGGCATAATAATATCAAGAATTTGATGCTTCAATCGTTCTTGATAGCTTGGAATCAAGGCAATGTCTATTGGTATCACGCGCCGAAATCTGATCGAACTTTTGGCGTTACTCACATTGAGAATTACAAAAAGGTCCTATCTTGTCCTAGTTGTGGACAGGAAGTCCCTGTTGATGATGAGGAAGATCTCCTCTCCGGACTACATCCTTGCCCAAATTGTGGTACACCCCTCGAAGCAAATACAGTACTGGATAGTATCCAAGAATCCCCAAAGTCCAGAGTTCTTATCGAGCCTTATGGAGGACTTTTCGTCAAGACTTCATTCTGGGCAATGGATCTCCGGGATTCCGGCTACCTCATTCTTCAACATGATCGGCCAAAGCCGCTCATGAAGTCAGTCTATCCGTGGATAGCGGAAAAAATGGATATGACAGAGTCAGATGCTCATATGTATGAACGTATGGGAAGGACTCCAAGTTCGTTCACCTCGTTCAATCGCGCCGACGATAACCAAGATCTTATAACACATCGTCAGACCTGGTTGAGACCTTGGTCTTATGAAGGTCTCCCAGTTGACAAAGAGGACGTAAAGAAGAAGTTATACAAACTATATCCCAATGGAGCCTACGTTGCTGAGTGTGGAAAGATATTCGCCGATGTTGACGATCAGGATATGGACAAGCATTGGTCTGTTTTTAAGCCTGGTCTGGCGGATTATATACACGCGGATGCGTTGGGGCAACCACTCATCCCGGTACAAGAGCTACGAAACATTAACATTAACCTCACGGCAGAGACTGTTGAACAAAGTATTGGATCTTTCTTTGCTGATCCCGATGTTCTTAATTTTGGTGTATACGCAAAGCATGAAGCTCGTCCAGGGTATATTTATCCCGCGAGACCAAGGCCGGGACAAGCGTTAGATCAGTCATTCTTTGAAACAGGGCGCGCCACGTTGGCTAAGGAAGTGGGTGACTTCCTTAATCAGCTTGATAAGGATGGTCAGTTCGTCGTCGGAGACTATCCTTCTCTCTATGGAGGGCCTGGGGAAGTTGCCTCCCGCACGCTGGGCGAGTATCAACAGTCCCGCGTACAGGCCCTTCAGAGATTATCTATCTGTTGGGCGTTGTTTGTCCAGGCATGGGCTAAGTTGATGGAGCGTTGTGTTCATCTTTATGTCGAAAACTTGATCGAGGATGAGCGTTTCGTCGTTCCAGATCAAGCTAAGAAGGACAATTACGTTAATGTTTGGATCAGGAAAGCAGATATGACGGGTCACGTTGGTGAAGTAGAGCCCGTAGGGGCAGATAGCTTCCCAATGTCTATACCTCAAAAGCAGGGATTATTTTATCAGCTCCTACAGCTTAACAATGAATTCGTTAATAACGCACTTTTTGACCCTGAGAATCGCCGCATTATTGCTGACCTCGTCGGTTTTACTGAGCTGTATATCCCCGGTGAGGAACAGCAGATTAAGCAAGCTACTGAAATTGGTGATATGCTGCGAGGTACTCCTGTCAATATTGATCCTCTTGTTGATGATGATGGTATACATATTGAAGTCTGTCGAAACTATCTCGCTAGTGAGAGAGGTCTAGAGCTGAAAAAGGTCAATCCTAAGGCTTATGAGATAGTTTCGCAGCATTTGCAAATGCATCTTCAGAATCATAATCAACAACAAGATGATAACATGCAAAAAATGACCGATCAGTACGTGGCGACCAAGCAAATGGAACAGATAAGACGTGCAGCGATTCGGTCAATGGTTCCTCCAGCATCGAAGCAGCAGCCTCAGGGTGCCAACGCACCTCAGAGACCCCCTGCGCCGAACGGAATGGGGCGATGAAATTTCATCTATTATCGGGTTGTGGAGAAGGCTGTGGGCTAATGCAGCGCATTCAGGAGGAAGGAAATGAATGCACCGTCAACATTGAAGGCAAAGACTACACTTCTGCTTTCGACGGTATCCTCACAAAAAGTGAGAACCCTAAAGAGGGGTCCATTATTATTGTGGACACTGATGGGATGGGTAAAGAGGCTGATGGTTATCGGAAACGAGGATTTAAAGTATTCGGTGGTTCGGCATTCGCTGATAAGCTCGAACAAGAGCGGGACTTTGGCCTATCTTACATGCAGGGTCATGGCATTCAAATACCCGAAACGAAGATTTTTACTACCTTCGTCCAAGCTATTGATTGGGTGAAGGAACGAAAGAGGGACGAAAAATTCGTTTTCAAACCCAATGGGGAGGATTTGCCTTGCAAACTAACCTATTGTGCGGAGGATCGAGATGACTTATTGTCATACTTGCGTTTTGTGGGACGGTACTTTGTCTCTAAAATCGAAGATTTCGTACTCCAAACGTTCGTGGAAGGACCGATTGTTAGCACGGAGTTTTGGGTTGGGCCTAATGGCTTCATACGTCCTGCAAATCATACCGTCGAAGTCAAAAAATTCCTTAATGATAATCTGGGACCGTCCACTGGGTGCCAAGGAAACTTAGTTTGGGAGGCTGATGAGGACGAAGTAACGGCTTTAATGTTGGCTCTAGAGGATGACCTCATTAAGGAGAGCTTTGTTGGGTGCATAGACCTTAATGCAATATTATCAGAACAGGGACCGATGGGGCTTGAATGGACACCAAGATTTGGTCTAGACGCGATGCCTACGTTCCTACGCCTCGTAGATGGCGACATTGGGAAACTGATTGCAGATATTACTCTGGGTCAGACCGACGAAATGCGTCTTCACGACTTGATTGCTGGTGGTGTCCGTATTTCGATCCCTCCATATCCGATCGAGCCTACGACGGATGTGAAGAAGGTTTTATCTCAGAGTCCGAACATTGGGGTTCCGATTAAAGGACTCGAGGATGCGTACTATTATGAAGTGATGAAGTGGGAAGGTGAACTGGTACACAGTTCGGGAACGGGAGTAATTGCAGTTGTATCAGACGCTGCGGATGATGTGGTTGATTGCTTGACTATACCTTATGAAATCTTGGAAGGAGCTAGTATTCCTGACAAACAATACAGGACTGATTTACAAATCGTCCTGCCAGACATGTTCCAGGAAGCATGTGAGGTCTTATGTGGAATAAAGAAATCTTAAGAATGGCCACCGACGGAGTCGATGGATCATCTTCGACTGTTGAAAACGATCTCGCCGAACTGAACGACGAGTCTGCCGTAGTCGAAGAAGAGGAAGAGGAATCCCCTGCCGAAGAAGAACTGGAAGCTGCGGAGGAGGGAGAAGAGGGAGAAGAGGCTGAAGGAGAAGAAGCTGAATCGGAAATACCGTCCGCGCACCCCTTCGACAGACCAAGTCTAAAGAACATCAATGAGGCATATCCGGATTTCTTTAAAAAGTTCCCCTCTATGCGGGATATGTATTTCCGCGAGGCTGAGTACGCCAAGTTATTCCCGACAGTTGAAGATGCGAAGGAGGCTTCGGAGAATAATTCTGCGTTCGCTAATATCCGCGATGATGTTTTCAATGGCGACGGAACAAAATTCATGTCAGCTGTGAATAACGTCGACCCTAAAGGTCTGGAGAGGTTCGCTGGAGGTTTCCTCGCGAATCTTACGAAGACCAACATGAATGCTTTCTGGAAAGCGGCGAATCCCTTGATTGAAGACGTAGCGCGCGCAATGTTCAACAAAGGTAGGCTCGAGGGCGATGAGAATATTAAGAATGCCGCTCTCCATTTGAGCCAGTTCTTCTTTGGGAAGTCGGATATCGCCGAAGGAAAGGCCACATCTAAGGCTCAACAAGACGAAGGTCAAACCAAACTCGACCAGGAAAAGAAGGAATGGGAGGATCGGAAACATCTCGAGTTCCGTAGCTCGCTGGAGTCTGACTTGAGGAGTCAGTTGGACGAGATGATTATCGGTTTCGACGAGAAAACTGGTAAAACCAAGATCGATCCTGATGGGTCCTTAAGCCCGTTCATTACTCAAACTATCGTAGATCACGTAGTTCAAGACATTGGCGCCGCTCTGGCATCAGATACCTCTCATCTAAAGTTCATGGATTCCCTCTGGACTAGAGCCAAAACCAATGGTCGTAGGAATGTCGACAAGGAAAAGATTATTAGCGCTTACTTAAGTAGGGCACGAGCAATGGCTCCTGCTCTCAGAAGCAAATACGTCTCCGAAGCCCTCGGGAGAAGATCTCGAGTAGCCGGAGAAAAACTCAGGAGGGTAGCATCTGTCCCGCCCCGGACGGCGAGTAATGGTAGAGCGCCAGCAGGCGATCGCCACGACTATAATCCGAAAAAGATTGACTACCGTAAAACCTCTGACTCTGACATCCTCAATGATGATGTCAAATATAAAGACTAGGAGTGTTTTATGGCCGGTAATGAAGCACAAGTTCTGGGGACAGAACTAGAGAGGGTACTGCCAAAAGTTCCGGCACTTTTCGATCGTGATGATGTATTTTATGCCACGATTGAGAAGCGCCCAGTCGAAGTTATTTCTTCAAGGGATATGCGAATACCTCTTGAAATGCGTCCAAATGGAAACACTGGATATTACAATCCAGACGGCGGCGATATGGGTCGTGGAGACATCTCCGACTTCGACAAAGCCGTCATTAACTCAGTACATCTTGTCCATCGAGTTGAAATGACGGCGAAGACCGTCTGGTCGACGGACAACACCCGTAAGGCCGTCATAAATGCCTTCCGTCATAGTCTGGCAGTCGAGATGAAGCAGTTTAGGAGGGATGTCGACAGTCAGGCCATGACGGACGGTACGGGTACGATGGCGACAATCACCACCGTAACTACGACCAACCTCCCAAATGACACACTCACATTCACGACGGATGGTTTTCGAGCAAGACTGCTCCGTCCAAAACAACTCATTAACATCTTCAACAGTACGCTCACATCATGTCGTACTCTTGGAGGTGAGCCACAAATCATTTACTATGACCTCGCTCAAAATACCATCATGCTTAATGCCACAGTTCCAGGAATTGTTCCTGGCGACCTTATTGTGGCAGATGGCCTTCAAATGGTCCCACCTGTAGGACTCTATGGCGTCAAATATCACAACAATAATGCATCGGTTGGGACCTGGTTGGGATTTAACCGAGCTATCAATCCGGAAATTCGGGCGAATGCCGTTAACGCAAATGGAGTGGCTCTCACTTTGCCTCTCCCTAGACTTGCCATCAACAAAATCGGGGACCGAATTGGGATCAATCATGACTCCAGACTCACAGCCTGGATGCACAAGGCTCAACAAGCCGCATACGAAGAGTTAGGATTCAATGTCATTCGAATTGATAAGGAAGCCCGCGAGCAAGGGCTCGACATGTACTTTAACGATAACATGCGAATGGCCGGAGCCCCCGTCCGATGCCATTATTCATGGGATCGTACTCGGATTGACTTCATTGATGAAACCGTATGGGGGCGCGCCGAATTACGGACACCCGGTTTCTACCAAAATCCGGATAACAACCAGAGAGTCTGGGAACTCCGCGGTCCCTCGGGTGGTGTGGCCGCCGGTTGGATCTTCTACATCGTCGCCAGCTTCAACCTCTTCATGAATCAACCCGCTGGTGCCAGCTACATCTATAACCTCGCAGTCCTCGCGGGATACTGATCTCTCAGCCTGCATGGGGTAACTCTTCACTGCATGAGGGGTTACCCCAACATTTTTGGAGGGTCTGTGACGGATATCGAAATAATCAACGAATGGTTAACCAACCAGTATACTAATCTGGAGAAGAAGCCAATTTACAGATTAGTATGGTCAGAGGACATCTATGAAAATAGACTTGGAACGTTTAGAACATTTACTGAAGGCGGAATTTTAATCCGAGAAGTTACCGAGGTCCGTAAAGTTAGGAAGTACAATTACATACACCATCGGTGGATCTTTGAGATGTTTGCTCCTGGAAACATCACAAGAAGCCCAGAACTACCGGATGCTTCGGGAGGCGATTATGTTCCGGTATATGTATTTGAATCCGGAACCGGAACGTATCTTCCTCCCACGAGGCGTGTAGTCGAATTTCTGATTTCTGCCTTAGAAGGTAAAGTTAAACGAGACGAATTGCCAACAGAGGAGTATTTACAGGATCGAGAAATAAAGCAGATAGAGGAGAGCCTCGACGATCATCCGTCCCATTTTCAAACGCGGCCCGGTGCCACGAGGAACGCGATTTTCTTCAAGGGCTTTCCCGCAACCACAATCGAGGGAGACAAATGAGTCTAGCATGTACAGTAGTTTCTTTAGTGCCGTGTAAGATCATCGAAGAAAAGCCTGGTTTGTATCCTCCCAGGTTTATCATTGAAGAGTCCGATACGATAATTCCTAAGCTGTTGCATATCGGCACGGCTACACATTATGTATATCTCGACGAATCTCGAGGTATGCTTCAGGTGAAAGATCCCAGCGACGTAGTCGCTAAGGCGATCGTCAACGATTTCATAACTGCCCAACTTGGGATCAGCGACGAAGTTGGACCTGCATTGTGGTGGGTCGATTCTGACTACAATTTGGAGCAGGTTCTTGAGAAAGAAAAGGAGATTATGAACGAGATGCGGCTCAGACAGCGCAAATGGTTCGTAAATCTCGTCAAAATGGCTGACGATGATTGGGTCAGATACCGTCAGCATAACGTGATCTCGGATTTCCAGCGCAAGATTGGTACTCTCTTGGACCTGAATTCTGAGGATCATGAATGGATGACCCCATTAGCCTTACAGCAGGGCAAGACATTCGCGTGTCCATTCTGCATGACAAGTCTCCCTGTGGGAGCAATCATCTGTACGGCATGTCATGAAGTTTTGGACTATATAGCCCAAGAGGATCGCCGTAGTGAACTCAAGGGCAAATCCGCATATCAGAAGGAGACTACAAATGCCAGCATTCGTAACGATAAATGACGACAGGTGGCAATTCATCGCCGGTAACAAGTATTTCGTTATCGGCACTATTCGAATGACCGGTAACTACGTTGCCGGTGGGATTCCTCTGTCTTTCAAAGACACGAGAAATCCCATTCCCGTAGGTGCCTCGTTGATTAAGGCGAGTCGCGCGCCTTTCTTCGCTGACATTACGCCCGATGCGGCGGGGAATCAGTATAACTACCTAACTCCGTCGGAGATTCTCGGTATAGATCCCCCGAATACCGTGGGAACTGCCGGTAGACCTATGGGGCAGCCGGTGACGGATATCAACGATGGAAAATTGGTCATACGGAACGCGGCCGGGACGGAGATCACCGGTGCCCTACCAAGTGGGGCGGCGACGACTGGTCTATTCATCTTTCAGGGGATGGAGTAATGCTGTACGTAGCACAATTCAGCAATTGGGCCGGTGTCAGTCTTGGAGGTGTGGCTCAGAGGGTATCTGCGTTCGGTATCTTGAGACTCCAATATCCCAACGCTGTTTTAGTTCCCAACCTGGGATATGATCTCAAGATATTCGATACGCAATCTGGTGTTAATATGTATGCACCGTTCGACTTGAACAATCCGGTGTATACGATGAATGCTGGATCAACCTTTTTTGTTCACTCCTCTAAGAATTCGATCAATGCCAATGACTACATTCTCGGAACCAATTCGGGAACTGTATCGATATTTTTCGAGGTTGGTTGATGGTTCTCCATGAAGCTATATAAGTGGCAAAAACAGGACGAGAGAGATCCTAAAGCCGGGGCCGCGCGCGAGCAGGCGCAGAAATCCACTTATCGATCACTGCTAAGTGGGATACCAGTCAAAAAACCTGCACGTCTAAATTGGAGGAGGGTCCAATGAGCATTGCTTTAGTAGAGGATGTTCTGAATACGGCGCGCGTCTTTTTAGACGACCAGAATGTCCAACTATGGACTGATGCTATACTCACTCCTATGTTTACTCGCGCTCATCAGGAATTACAAGTCCTATTGAGACAGAGGGCCGCGCCGCTGATGAAGACTAGCGCGGCCGTTACCTTAAATCCGAACGTTACTTTACTGCCTCTTCAACCAAATTTGGTTTCTCCCATACAATTATGGGAGGCCCCTTTGGGAGTTAATACTTTTACCTTAATGACCGAAGCGGACCCCCTTCCGCAGGTTCCTCAGGGGCCAACTTTAAACTGGTGGCAATGGGATGGGATTGATATAAACTTTATTGGCGCAAATGTGTATAGAGAAATCCAAGTTTTTTATTGGAGATCTTTACTCATCCCAACTGCTCCAAATTCTCCTATCGGGATTATCGATGGTGAGATGTGGTTAGCTCCAAGGACGGCAGCTATTGCGGCTGCTTCTGTAGGACAAATGGACACTGCTAAAATTGCCGGAGATGAGGCGACAGAAACGATCGAGAAGGTTGTTCTCGCTAACAGAGGCAGAGCAGTTCAGATGCCTGGAGTATCAGTTAGGCCATGACTCCAACACTTGTCGGAACCAATTTACTGGGCGACGTTCTCTATCGTGCAAGAACTCACCTGAACGACGATGATGGTCAGAATTGGCCAGATCCGAAGCTCATCCCAAAAGCCGCACAGGCGTTTGAGGAACTCGAGGCTGATCTCATATTAGCTGGAATTCCCATCATCAATTCGCAAAATATAATCTTCACCGTTCCAGCTTACGACATCAATCAGAATCCTACTGGTGAAGCCCTTGATTTATCTACCATCCCGGGTTATCCTACAGACATGATTTTACCTATCTGGATGAAGGAACGTGGTGTGGGAGAACAATGGCGTGATTTCGTTGATATGACTGAAACCGATTTTGCGCCTATAACTTCCGTAGACAATTATTTGAGGTATTGGACATGGTACAAAGGGACAATCACGGTCATGGGATGTCTTCAGGATCGACAAGTCCTCCTGAGGTATCAGAGATTGCTTCCAGTTCCTGGGATGAATACAGACTCGATCATTGTGCCCCTAGGTCAACTTTACCTATCCTACCGGGTAGCAGCGATCGCAGCCGCAAGTCAGCCCGCGATGCGTCAACTAGCTCAAGATCTGGACGATCGAGCATCAAAAAATCTCGACAAGATTGTCCGTATGAACATCAAACAACAGCAGAACCTGCCGACTAAGCGGAGGCCTTATCATCGTGGATACGGTAGAAACAGAGTCTTACGCGACTTCTAGCAATAGAACGACTCTGGTAAGTTTAGTCCATACTTCTGGCAATGGATATGTTGCGGAATATGGTTGGATTAAAGCATTCGCGTTCGACATTCCTACAGCACTTCGTAGGTTGGCTCAAGAGATCGAAAAATGTGGCTTGATGAGTACAAAAGAACGACGGTAGAGAATTTCATGGGTCTCTGGAATAGAGGCTCATTTGACGATATTCCTCCCGATCATGCTACCGACTGCCACAATATGGCTTTCTCCAGGAAGCGTGAGGTGTTGACTCGTCCGGGTTCCTCCCTTGGTCGCAATATTCAAGGTACTGCTGTTCGACAATTCATTGCGGCTTTCAGTCATGGTACAGGATTAATTCCACTACATTTCGACGGGCAGGGAACTATTTGGAGAGACGACACTAATCAACCAATCTTAACCATTAGCGGCATGATTGATGTAGACTTCTTGAACATGAATGGTGCGGTTTACATCGCGCCAATGTTCGACCATTTTGTTACGGGAGGAGCCTACACTATTTATGTCTGGGAAGATTCTACTTCCCAAGTAAGACAGGCAGCTGGTATAGCTCCTGATAATGGTAATTTCAGTATCTCTGCAAGCATCGGAACAGGGCATACGGGTCCTGGGTGGTATGGAGTTTCTGTTAGCTACGTGACTAGTACAGGATTCGTCACCGCGCCCGCACAGATCCCTGGTGGGGGATGGCAAACTGTGTACTTGCCGCCATCAGCGAATCCTCCTCCACCAGGGGTAGACCAGATTATGATGAACATTAGTGGCCTAGAAGCTGGTAAGCCTCCTGGAGCTGTTTCCATGATAATTTGGGTCACCCAAGGTCAGCAGGATGACGTCATAACTTTGACAGATGGATCTACTCAAACTATCACGGGAACAGGACAGCCGCTTGCTCGAAATGCGCAGCTTTTCCAATATGAGGAGATCCCATTAACTACACCAAGTCCGATTTTCTTAAATTTTTACGATACGGATTTAACTGTTTCCGCTGATAATCTGCCCGGAAATGGAAACATCCTAAATTCTTTGCCCACATTGCCAATTGGTATTGGCTTTGGATCTGCATCTTTGGCGAAGTATCATGGGAGAATGATAATTATTGGGACTCAATACACGCAAAATGTTGACCCAAATAACATCGTGGCCACCCCTGGCTTCGACGAATATCCGGACGATAGAGTTTGGATCTCTAATGCTGGACAGCCAGAAACCTTCGATAGACTCACTGGGTACGTCGATGTACAGTCGGAATTTGATGGAAATATTCCTCGAACAGGATTCGAATTGTTTGGTGTCTTTTACATCTGTAAAGCTGTTGGAACTTTTGCAACTCAGGATACCGGGAGTGAGCCAAATGATCCCACCAATCCTTGGAAAGTGAATCTAATCGATGGAGGTATAGGTGCGTACCATCATGCGGTGGGAACTATCTCGGGTTCACAGCCATCCTTATCTTTTAATTCAACTGGTTTTCTTGCAAATCGAAACGGGTTATTTCTGTTCAATGGAAACGTATTGCGGCCTGAACTGACGTGGAAGATCCGTCAAATCTGGGGTCGGATGACTCATGGTGCTGAGTACAATATACGTGTAGCGGTTGATATTTACAATGATCTTTTTTACGTCCTTATACCTGCTGACGGTCAGACATTTCCAAGTCTTTTCCTTGTTGGTGATTATAGTCTGGGTCTGGATGCCCAGAACATTCGTTGGGCTACGTATAACTTCCCGTTTTCGGTGAGAGACATCATGATGGGTTATTATAGTGGGGACAACGATGGAGTCCTCGACTATTTCCTGCGTATGGGAAGTAATGGAGCGATTTATAAACTCGATGGGAGGACTAATACAGACGTCGGTTCGACCATCAATAATTATTATACACTCGCTCCTCTAATTCTGGGCGATCCCGGTGCGATTAACATTTGTCGATACATTCGTTATCGTTGTTCTGGTTATGGCACGTTGTTCACGTCGGTTACAGATCAAGGAGATGTAGCGACTGTTAGTGAAACTAATGTTCAACCTCTTCCTTTTCCTGGTAACTATAAGGACCAGGGTTTTCAGCTCAATTTTTTAAATGAGAAAGCAATTATCCGTTTCGGAATGAACGCCGCTTCGGACTCTTTCAGGATGGCAAGGGTAGACGTCTTTGGTAAAGTAAAATGGCCCAAGAGACCTAACGGATGACACCAAGAAAGCCACCAACGACAGTTAGCGATCTCACGAGACAGCAACAAACGGGAGATCTAATAACGCATATCGGTAAGCAAGATCCTCATCTGTATCAGGCACTAACTTCCATGCAGAAGCAGTCTAATCAACTGGTGCAAAACATTGAGGACCTGGCTGCTGCAATAAATAACCTCGCTGATTCTATCAACAACGCCATCTTTGCGATAACTAAGAAAACGACAATAAGAGTTCATCATCCAGCCTTACCTGGAAGTGGGGGCTTACGGGGTCAGCCTGCTGATAGTGGAGGAAGCGGCGAAAACACCGCGCCTATACCACCACCTGTGAAAAGGAGGTAAACATGGGAAAAAGAGAACGAGAATTTCATCCCGGCGAGCCTATCTATGCTAGGGATATGAATGACCTCATATACAGTACTACCCATTGGCACGCCAACGTCGATGCTCAGAAAAACTATCTCCTAAATGTTGGGGGGATTGAATGCCTAGGGAATATCAACGTTCGTGGCACATTCCTGATAAATGGTACGCCAATTATGGCGTTCCGACCTGTTCCCGAAAAAGTCATCGAGCGAACTGTGGCTCCACTGATTACGGAGAAGATTATAGAGAGGGCCGTCGATGTTACTCTTGAAGAGGGAGACAATGTTCTCCTTGAAAGAACTCCGGATGGAGTGAAGATTCATTCCGATCCTGGAGATTGGGTGGAGTTTGCTCCGGCTGCCTCAGCGCAAGGTCAGTACATCGTGTATGGTCCTATCTGTTTCATACAGATTCATGTCTCATCTAGTAAGGTCCCTTCTGTTAGGTTGACTTTACCATTCCCGTCTTTCGGGAAAATGAAGCAATCCCTAGGTGGGTATATGATTGCGGACCGATACATCGACGTAGATGGTCAGATAACTCATTGGATTGGTGGTGCATACAGAATTGCATGATACGTGACATGCAAATTCGAGATCTCGTTGAACTGGAGGAGTGTGCTCAGTTCCCGTTGAGTAATTTGCGTACCCAACCGCGAATTCTCGAGAAGAGCATCTTAGATGACAAGGGCTTATTGGGTTCTGTGATCGTCACTAATACCGCGGAAATTTCAATAATTCTCGCGAATAGATCCCTTAGAGATAAAATTAAGGCTTTGAGGGATATAGAAAAGTTGACATATCGAGAACTAATAAGTAAAGGATACCGGGATATCCATACCTTCATACCTGACAATCCGAAGTATGCCCAGATTCTGGTTGATCACTTCGGATTCGAGTACTGTGTCGGACAGGCACTCGTTAGGAGGGCTTAATGGCTAAATCCCAGACTAACCAATCTACAACTGCGTCTAATAATCTTATAAATCAAGCCAACACCTTGATGCCTCCTGTAATCCAGGGACTTCAAGGTCAAAGTTCTCAAGCTCAGGCGAATCAGGCGTTATTATTGGGTCAGGCTACTACCGGCTTTGACGAGCAGCAGCGCTCTGGAGGTTACGATCCTACACAACTTGCTAATCTTCGTACTGAATTTGCAGATGCTTTTTCATCAGGTGGTTACGATCCTACACAACTTGCTAGTTTGCGCGGCCAATATTCCTCCCTATTGCCTACTGGTGGGTATGACCCTACCCAGTTGTCGAATCTTAGGACCTCTCTCGCATCGATGCAGGAAACGGGGGGAATGGACCCAGCCGCATTAGCTAGAACTACCTCGGGATATACTGATTTCGCTAATACCGGAGGTTATACTCCGGCGATGCAATCAGAGTTCCTCCAACGTGCCACAACTGGAAATAGAAATCTCACTGACGCATTGGCCTCTGCAGCTAAGAGATCGGCGGCGGCGTCTGGTGGAAACGCTCAGGCTGCCATTGCTGATATCGCTCGACAAGGTGGGCAAACTGAAGCTACTACCACGACGAATGCCATGTTGGGTCTTGGGGAAGCGATTAACCAAGGAAAGCTATCTGGTCTACAGGGTCTCGATACGACGGAAGCCCAACTTGCCGCGGCTAGACAAGGAATTACTGGTCAACGAGCCAGTCTGGAATCTGGAGTTTCTGCCGGAGCGCGCGATATCCTCGGTCAGGCTGGTTCGACGGAAGCTAATGTTGCTACTGGACAACGAGCCTTTGGAGGTCTCCAGTCTGGTCTTGAATCCGGAGTTGCCAGTGGAGTCCAGGCTGCTAACGTAGGACTCGCGGGTTTGTTTAATACGCAGACCGGCCAAGTTTCAGAGTTGGGCCGTCAAGTATTGCAGGGTCTTGGTCTACAATTTGGTACGGAAGCTCAAGGTGCTGAGATCCTACAAGCGTTGTCCAAGAATCCTGGATTGTTCCAAACTATATTCGGAGATATTACATCTCTGATAGGTGCGGCAGGTGGAGGTGTAGGGCTTAAAGCTCTAGGTGTACCATAATGCCAGATTATAACCCTTTACTTTCTCAAGACGATTCCCTATTGAGGAAATATCTTCCTCTATTGATGCGTCAAGAGCAACAAGCTAAACCTCAGACTGCGGATCAACCTCCTGTGTCTTTCAATCCCGGAGATATTGGAGGTGGTGGATTCCAGATGGCTAGTGGAGCACCCATTGCTCTTCCCGATCAGGGAACCCGCACCGCTCAACAAATAGTTAATGCTACCGCTAATCCTCCTGTTCAGCCTCCGGCTATTCCGGCTATTCAAATACCTTCACCTCTTGTACAACCTCCTCCTACTCCTTCCCCAATACCAGCTGAGGGACAAGGTTCACAAACCGGAGTTCTTAATATTCCCCAGACTGCTGGTCTAAATTATACTCCTGTTCCTGAGGAGATGAAGCCGTCTCAAACCCAAGCGCCTCAACCTCAGAATTACAAAACATTACAGGAGTATCAAGACGCAACAGATAATTACATTGAGGCAATAAAAGCTGAGGCTAAAACAAATCAAGAATTGGCAAACCGTCATCCTTCATTATTCAGAAGAATCATAGGTGATACTCTTGGAATCGGTGCGGGAATTGTAACTGCAAATCCCGCGTTGGGAAAGTGGATACAACGAGAAATCACCACGGTTGGTACTCCAGAACGAGCGGCTGAGGAGGCTTCACAAAGGAAGGTCGCGACTGCACAGAAAGTGATGGATGCAGCAGCCTCTGTAGCTAAGACGGGATTAGATTTTCAGAAGACGGGAGCTGAGACTTTTAAAGATATCGCGGAGGGTAAGAAAGCTCTGTATGAGATTTCTCCTGAGAAATTCAATCAGGATATGGCTAAGGAGAATGTTCGTCTCGAGGCTGAGCAAAAAAGGTTGGAACAGGTTCAAAGGGAGATCGATGCGAGAGATAAGCAGAATAGGGACGAGAGGGCGAGAGAGGCTGACCAGAGAGCGCGGGATAAGCTTGAACTTGACAGAGAAACTTTGGAATTTAGAAGAGACCAATTAAAACAAAGAGAAATGGAATTCCAGCAAAGTCAAGCTCTGAGAAGGGATCTTGCAGAACAGGGAATAGAACTCCGAAGACAGACCCAAGCTATACAAATGAGCGCGCAAACAAATACGGCAGTGAGTAGGTACAATACTTATTGGAAGACAGCAACTAAGGCGTCTCAGGACAACATAACAAATGCCACCCAAACTTTACATGCTTTAGACCAGAACACTCCTATGGCGGACTCAGCGGCGGTAGAGCTTGCTTTGAAGTCCATGTCTAGAAGGATGAGTCAACAGGGTATTGAATTCCTAATTGGAACTCGACCAGTTAGTGGAGATTTCGTAGCCTTGATGCAAAAAGTCGCTGGAGGTGGTGGCAAATTAACAGAGCCTCAAAGAGAGCAGTTGAAAAGATTGCTCGAGGATCAAAGGAACATAGAGTTCAAGAAACAGTCGATAATGACTGCCGGATCAGATGCAGTTTCTCTTGCTGGTGATGCAAATGAGGTCGAAAGAATCCAAGCCTGGACGACTAAACAATTACAAGAGATGGAGACTGGACGGTCTGCTCCTGAGAAAAAATCCTCCCCATTTACTGTGGCTCCGCCTAAAGGCGTCGAGCCTAAAATAAATTTGGGTCCCGTTAGGATTCAAGGAGATGAGGATTACAACAAGTTAAAAAGTGGTACCCCTTTTATTGGTCCTGATGGTGTACCAAGGATTAAACCATAATGCCTCAAGATCAAACTCCCGAATGGCAAAAAGCTCCCGTAGCTGGATGGCAGAGTGCCCCTATGGTTCCTGAACATCCCGGTCCTGTAACTCCACCGTTACCTGAGAGACTACAAGTTCACGACTTGGAATATCTCATGTCGCATAATGAGCCTCGTACTCCAGAAGAACAGGATCAAATACGTCAATACATGAAAGGGAAGGGAGAAGGACTGGATGAGATTGGTGCGGCACTCTCTCTTGTTCCAGGGCTAAGTGGATTCAGGCAGGTCGGTCCAGAAGCGATGGCCGCTCTTAGAGAAGGTGCTCGAACAGCTCGTCAGACTCCCGTCGAACCATTTCTCCATTTTGGTAGACGATCAATACCTAGAGTCTTAGGAGGATTATTAGGTGAACATATGGGTGGTCCTATTGGAGGTTTAGTTGGCGAGGAGGTCGGACGACAAGCTCCTAGGGCTCTTCCATTTGCAAGAGGTGCGGGCGGTTATTTAGGTCAGGAGCCTTACGGTCCAGAGCCAATGCCACCAGGGTTTCAATTACCTCCGAGACAACCTCCGTCTCCTCCTGGATCAAATTTTAGACCCGGTAATTTTGGAGCTGGACCCATACAACCTCCTATGGCTCCTGGAGGTGGACAAGCATTTAGTCAAATACCGGTTAATCCTGCGGGTGTTCCTCCGGTTGTGCCTCGTACACAATTTGCTGGACCAGTACGCCCGCCTGTACAACCTCCTGATTTCGCTTTACCATCGGAGAGGATTCCTACGGCACCAGCGAATGTTCCTCCTGTTGCTCCAAGAACTGGACAACAGCCATTGCGCCCTCCTATAACTAGTGCATCTGGACAACCTATCATTGATCCTCAAGCTACCTCTCCGATACCTACAAGCCCAACTCCTCCAGTGACTACTCGAGGAATTGGCGCTCCTGTGCGGCCCCCAGGGTTCAAGCTGGAGGCTAAGCCTGTTGAACCAACGATATCTAAGCCAGCCACCCATGTTGATGATCTTACCAATGCTCTTATTAGTAAGGACGTGGACCTTGATGCTGTTAAAGGGAACAGTTATCAGGCTCGTGCGCGGCTAAGGAAAGAACTTAGTCAGGAAAAACTTTCTACTCAGAGTCAAATCGATCAAGCTGTAGCCAAAGCGAGATTCATGAAAAAATCCCCGAACGTTAAACCTCAAGATCTCGAGGTCGTAACATCCGGGGACACAACAACGGCTAGACTAATTAAACCTAATTAACCATCCCTTTAGATAATTTGATGAATGTCTCGTGAAACTCTGCATAGGCAGCAGGAGACATCTTGTATATCACATCCTTTCCCCTCCGGAATGGAGGAACAATTGCGTTCGATTGCTGAAGTGTTTCTATTACCCTGTCTAAAACGATCGAATCGACCCCGTCTGGATGTAGCTTTGAGAGTAGTTTAGCTCTACTGATAGATTGATTTTCTGCATTTGCCAATGTCTTCAAAACTAACTTGATCGGCCCGGAAACGTCTCCGTTGGAACTAGCTAACATCATCACGTTTATCGCTTGCATACACTCTTCCGATTTCCTTATTGCCAAGGCTACATCCTCGACAACCAAATCCAAATCATCCTTTCTTGTTAGTGAGATAAGCATGGCCGCTTTTAGGACCTGATCGCCTAACCTATTCATTGATCCAGTTCGGTCGTCATATCCCATAGTTGCCAGCTTTCGGTACCATGTATCATAGAGGTCTGCTGCGTCTGGGGTCCATTTAAACTCGCCTTGAATCTTTGATATCTTAAGTAGTCTTAAACTTAACTCATGAATGTCAGGTACATGCTTAGGTGCATAAACTAATGAATTAATAAGCCGTGGTTTTCTCTCGTAAATAATAAATGTTCTTGCAATGAATCCACCCTCGATGTCTTTCTGTTTGACTACAGCATCAAACAGTGCTTCATTGGATGCAACCAATAAAGTCAGACATGGGCTTTTCAACTCTTCAAGCGGTGAAGACTTAAGGCGTTTAGTCCAAGACTTCTCGTGTTCATGTGTATTATGCAACGCAGTTAAATAGGTTAACGCCTTGGGATCGTCAGTTAGGAATGATTCAAACTCATCAGACAGCATAATTCCCTGCGCGTCAGATATTACCAAACCGTTAGGGAATGTTTTCTGCATTGATAATTCTTGAATCAAACCCTGAATCGAATTGCATCCTGAGATTACTCTACATAGCGCGCACTCTTCCAATATGGATTTACAAATCGAGATTGGTATCCCTTTCTTAGCTCCTGATCTTGAGGAGACTAGGGCCACGTAAATATTCGGGTATAGCTTGTAATAATGTCTGTTCAAGAAGACGTTCTTTCTCACCATAGCCGACACCGTAGCCAACCCAGACCACCAAAAATACCGTTCAGGAGCCTCACTTTCCTCTGTCGATCTTAGCAACAGATCAAGCCAGCTCATTTAGATCTTCCTCATATCCTCCCAATTATTTTCGCCAATTTTAATTTCGCAAGGTATGATTAAGGTTCCACGAGAGAGGCTACAATCCTTGAAATCTATGGGCGATTCCATTTCTTCGTTGATTATCGGGATTGCTGCATTTAGATCTCCAATTGGGAGTTGGCCCAAGAAACTGTCGTGACTCTCTGAGAGAATCTGTAAACTTGGTATTCGTCTCTCACAAGCCCGTGCGGCCTTCTTGTTTTGGTCGCTCACTGTACTCTGAGGAATCTGTGCGTAAGCCTCTTTGAACAAATCATCTCCCCAGCGATTAAGAAATAACCTTTCTCTCCCATTGGGAGATCGTAATTTCCTGTCACCGTACTTGAGAGCAAGCTGAATCTCCGCGTGGAATACCCCACGTATGTTGGGATTGGTCGAATGGACGGATTCTAATATCTGCGCCGCTTTCCACTCTGGAATTCCAGCTTGTACCGATGCCTCATATTTTCCCATCGCGTAATGACATGCGTGCCTGAATTTCTTTCCCATCTGCCTCATCTCATCGTCTATGAGACCTTTCATTACGCGATTTATTTCTTTTGCTAACTCTCTGGATCGTTCGTCGTCGGCTTCCCAGAATTCTTCAAATAGCGTCGGGACTCTCCCGGCAACCTGGCAGGCTGTGAACCTATGAACGTCAATTTCGAATCTAAATACTTTAAGGAGGTGCTCATCGTTTGCAAGCAAAGCAACCACTCTAGCCTCTGCTCCCGAGAGATCTGGCTCAATGAGGACAAATCCGGGGTCGGGAACATACATCCTCCTAAGATCCGATCCGACATCACCATGCTTTGTAACTGTTTGGAAAGCCACTCCCATTGGCTTGGTTGTAACGGGAGGTTTAAGGATGCTGGTGGAGGTCCGTCCGGTCTCGAGGATAATTCTAAAACCAGTGAGCAGTCTCCCTCTGTGGTCAACCTCAGTTTCAATATAAGTTCCAATCGTTTTCCTTACCTTTCTGATCTCAAGGATCAATTCTAGTATTCGTCGTTTCTTTGGATCTTTTACCACGTTACGCATCAGTCCATCTAGACTTTTTTCATCTGTTCCTTTCCTCAATGGGAGTTTCATCCCTACATATACCAACAAGGGAACGTCGCCTTTGGCTCCATTACTATTGACATTGACAGGCTTTTCTAGGTACTCCGATGTCAACTCGTTCAACTCCCCTTGTAGATGCTCCCACTGAATCTTGTACTTCTCGTGTAGGAAACTCTTTGCGAAATCATCTCTTAAGATTCCACGATCTTCAATTCTGCTGTAGAAAGGATGGAGCGGCATTTGAAATTCGAAGAAGAATTTCTTGAGCCCTCTTTCTTCAAGCTCCTCCATTTCCCTTTCAAAAACTTCATAGGTAACCGCCGCGTCTTTTGCATTGTACAAAAGTAGACGGTCAAACTTATCTTTCTTTGGATTGTACTCCTTTCCTTCGTCTTTGTAATAAGGTTCTTCTGTTAGAACAGATGTGGAAAACTGAAGAGATCCAGAAAGCTCAGGGTAAAGTACCCTAAAAGCCAGTAGAGTATCAAAATAAAAACCCCTTGTAATGATACCAAAGTTAGTAGTTCCATTGAGGCACGTCGTAAGCTGCTTCTCGTCAAACTTAAAGTTTTGTCCGATTTTTTTGACATTTGGATTAGCCATTAACTCCGAAATTTGGTGCCAACAATCTACCAGATCTAGTCGAGTCATTCCTGAATCTATTGGTTTGTTCAACAGAGGTATCGACATCGCGTTGTCTTTATCAAATGCGAGGCCAATACAAATTGGAACGGTCTTGAAAGTCTCGATGTCAACTGATACCAACTCCCTATCTCGATTCGACTCAAGAAACCTGTACAACATCTGAGCATTCTTGCAGACCATCAGGTTCCTTTGAGGAAGAATTAATTCGGGGAATTTCGCTTGCTTAACGGCGCGCTCGACGTCCCATTTAATGTACGTGAGATCTTTCCAAGATCGCATCTTCCCTTCGGCTTCACCGTGGAGGATGGATGCAGGGTGCAGAGTTCCGACAACTTTGTAAGGTCCGAAATTACTCTGCAATATTGATCCACGATATTTCTCAATTCCTCTGTAGCCTGTAAGAGCCTCGAGAGCTGTTGCTCCAAGAGCAAGGATGCAATTCGGTTTGATGGCTTCGATTTCTGCATAGAGTTGTGGAAGGTAGTCTTCAATCTTCTTTCCGATCAGGTTAAGATCTTTGATTTTATTTTGGGGAGGTCGATGTTTTACTACATTTGTCAGGTAGACTCGAGGTCTAGGCATTCCTGCCTCTTGTAAGACATTGTCAACCATCTTACCAGACGGACCAACAAATGGCCTCCCTAGTCGCTCCTCTTCTGCTCCCGGAGCTTCGCCTACCGCCACTAGCGAAGCTATGGCGGGACCTTCTCCTCCGACGTACCTTAATTCCATTACAGAATTTCCTCAGGCGGAGTTGCTGTACCAAACATGATATACTCAAAAATCGCTTTGGACGCCAGACCGTGCGCGCGCTCAATGTCTGTCACCCCAAACTTCTCGTAAATGTTTCTAATCACCCACTTTAGTTCATCCAATACGTCGTTTGATCTGGTCATAGTGCTCGTACTCCTTTTCGATTAGAATGTATCTCCTATCAACCTCCTTACATGCTACGCCGGTTACTCCTGATCCCGCGAAAGGATCGACTACTTTCCCTCCTGGATAGCAGGCTCGACTTATCAATTCTTTCATTAAGTCGACCGGTTTCTCATGCGGGTGTTTCAATCGACTAACGTGCACGTTATCGTATGTCAGTATCGACGAGAACTCGACACCAGCCGTCAACGTAGCCTTCCCTTTTGATGCCAACAGGATGGGTTCATAGTCCCTTGCCGTCTGCCAGTTGAGTCTCCCATGAGTTAGGTTGCGGGGCTTGTGCCAGATCAATGGATAATCCTGCACCGCGAAGCCCATTAATTTCAGCTCTCTATGGTAGAAGTAAAAATCGGTCGTGCTCGTAATTACGTACATGATCGACGTGCTTTTCAGAACCCGCATCAATTCCTTGAAGACTGGAATCAAAGACTCCTGCTCAATTCCTCCTTCTTTCCATTGGGACCACGGAGGGTCGGTCAGACAGAGGTCGAACGTCTCCGCCGGAAAATGTTTAAGTATCTCCGACGAATCTCCATGTAAGACTTGGTCCATGACCGTAGACGATGGCCTTAATGCTTCAAGCTCTGAATACATACGGTTCTCTGCCAGCTTTATCAGGCGGAGAGCTGTCCCTTTATCCTGTACGTTTTTCAATTCAGGATTGATTAAAAGTGCATCAGCCAACTTAAGGTCTTGCGAGAGACCACCGTATGAGATCCCAAGTTCCTTTGCCGTCATCTCTTTGGTCCAACCTGGGTTGTCTCCCCAATTCCGACCCATTCGCTTCTGACCGTGCTCTTCAACTCTCAGGTCATGAAGCTCCTTCTCGAGCGTAACCTGCTCATGCCAAGCGAGATTCTCTCTCCTCAGATTCTCATGTAGCGATATTTCGTGCGCGTTTCCGGCATTGCTGGGGAGTATCGAACTCACGGGAATTACATTGAAGCCAAGCTCCTTCATCGCCATGAATCTCTGCTTGCCCGCGACGACAAGATACGGAGGCTGGTCCCCTTGTAAGATGATCGGATGCATTAATCCGACCTGTTGTATAGATGCCTTCATCCGCTCGAAGCCATCTTTTTTCGCGACATTAGGATCGCGAACTTCATGAACCGATACTGCCATCTACTTGCCTCCTATCTAGCCTCCAAAATGTTGTGGTTTCTTCATTAGGATTATCTATTTTTCGTTGCACGCGCATCCCTAAACGAAAACACATTCTAGCGACCTGGTAAACATAACCGGGTAATGTCGTCCCACTAGGGACTCCCATACCGCGTGCAATGTCTGCTACAACATCGGGCAGCTCTTTGTCAATTTCTTCAAACTCACGATGAAGAGTATTTGTCATTGCCCTATTCAGGCGCGCGTTATGTCTCGCCTCTGTGGTCTCATTAGAGTATTCTATATCAACTGCGCGCAATGCTTCGTTGATCGTCATATCTTCCCTCCAATTCTGTCCATTTAATAAAGAGGGGGCCTTTCGGCCCCCAATTTGACTACTTCGTCGCTGCCTGAGGTTTTGTTATGGGTCTCCAGTCGAGGACTGAATTCCACTGACGTTGGATATCGTACTGACAGTACGCTTCGACCGAACGACCTATTGTCTGATTTAGATCGTAGTCCTTGTTGGTGTCGATGGTTCGATTCGGGATGAAGCACTCGATGAACTTAGACAACAGGTCCATCCGCTTCTCACTGAACCAGTTCTTGATGGTAACTCCCTCGTCGGGACCGGTCTCGACGACCACGGTGCAGACGTAGTTGATCGAGGTCGGGTCCTTAACCCCAGGCTCCTCGTCGATCGACTTTATCTTTACCTGTCTCCATCCCGCGCTCAACTGCTTACGCGCTAATAAGTCTTCTTTGGTAAATCTAACTGAAGGCATTTCATCTCCTAATAATGTTCGCACGTTGATGGGGCACTCGAACCCAATTAGCCCCGCATGAATGCATGTCAATGCACCCAATAAATTCGGAATCCAATCATTGGGATCGGAAAGAAGTATAGGATTCTCTGATCTCGATCCCAATAGAATCCCACCCAAAAATCGTACCATCGGAAAATGAACTGTATCCGTAGAGTATTTCTCATGCGGTTTTCTTCACCACCCGGAGCTTGTAAGCATTTAGATCGAAATATCGCGTTAGTGGTTTCGTGGGATCTTTCCTAGCGATGTCAGTCGCAATGAAGACTCTCAGAGCACTCTGACCTTTTCGTGTAATCCTGAACCCACGGTTTAGAGTATACCGGATATAACCTCTGACCAGCATACTCCGGAACGGACGTTGGTCCCAATGCTGAGCCTCCTCACGAGACATGTACTCGTCATCTCTCATGTCAAAGAACATCTTGAGCATTGGGTAGCCCCTGTTGGATAGACTAACCATTTGCTTTCCTCCTCGCAGCGACCTTCATACGTCGGGCTATCTCGGTTCGTCTTTCTTCTGGAGTCATCTTGGACCAGTAATCTTTGTTACCTTGTGACGACGTCCTTTTCTTAGGATGACCTAATTTTTTCTTTTCAATTACGTCCCGAACTGTTTCGCTGTCCTCGCCGACTGATTGACGCATATAGTCGAGTTCTTTCTGCATCATATCGACCATATACTGCATTCCGGGAATGAGTGTTGCTCTCCCGAATCTCTCATAATCCTTGTTGTTCATCCTTAACCTCTTCTCCTATAAGTAATAAGTCTTTGCTTCCGAACATTTGTCCGTATAGCGGTTTCGTTGTGAAGTCCATGACTTCTTTGAATGGATGTGAACACTTCGCGGGGTCTTCGCCGAAAGATTCTGTAATACAGACTCTTTCGACTTTGGGTACGCCGGATGCAAAGGTGTCATCGGTTCTTTGTAACCCGAAAATGTACACATCGTCAAATTCAGTCGGCAAAATTGCCGCTGGTTTCCTGCCTTGCGATAATATGGATCTGAACTTAGTGACCTGTTTCGTTCTCAGGTCGGGTGCAGATTCATATGTAATGACATGCGCCGTGATAATCACATGTTTCGGATTACCAGGACGCCTGTGCAGTAGCTTCATCTGGTCGACGAAGTAATTGATGAAATGATTCTCAGCGAAGTAATAGTCAATTCCGACCTTCTCCGCTTTTGGATTGGACATTCGTTTAATTACGACGCTGCCTGGTTCTGACTTGATCCCCGCCATCGTATTGAAGACCAAGTTACCCAGGCCGGTGAAACTGTCGCATAAAATCGTCTCATACGGACAGTACTTCTTGAGTTCTTGTATTTGGGCATCTACCGCGAAAACATCCTCAAAAACATCGTACTGAATATCTTTTCCAGGATAGTGTTTCTGCGCGATCGATGGCATCTTGCGGTCGAAATCAAACACATAAACACTTGGAAAACTAAAAGCAGCAACAGACTTCCCAACTCCTGATTCCCCTTTGAATATCGCGAGTAGACCATTCTCGTCCTCCCCGTCTAACGTCGATTTAGGCATTTGATTCCTTTCTTATTGCAGCTGCAATTATCAGTGCTCCGACTAGGATGGCTATTCCAATGGGTCCTAGATACGAAACACCCGCGTAGATGGCCCATAGGATTGACATCCATTTTATGACCCACCATATTAATTCCCATATGACCTTTACAACAGTCCAAAATGGGGTTCCCGACTCGATTATCAGAAGAGCAATGATAGTCACAAGGCTGATTAAAGCCATCCCCCAATATCTCATGCGATTTCCTCCTCTCGTGGAAGCTCCCTCATTGCCTTCCTCCTTTCTGCCCTGAGCTTCTTACAAGTGTCGCAGAGCGGCCTCCATACCTTGTCGTGATTTACCATCTCCTGTGTGAGCATAACTGCGTTACCACAGTTTGCCCAACATAAGCTCAATCTCCCCGTTGCTATCGCAACGGGAACGTAGTGTGGGCAGTCAGGGAGACGACACTTGTAGATCTCATATCCCTTCTTGCCTAACTCTGTCCTTTCGTATTTGTGCACATGTTTATTCATCGCTTAGTTCTGGAAACAAGACCCTAGCGATCCTGTAAGCCTCCTCCATTTCTTTCTCTGAGTATCCATCCCAACCACCTTCATTTGGTAGTCCAAATCTCAGATTGGATGCGACGGCGTCGAGTAGACCCTTCCGAGTTACATTGTTGATTTTGTTGTCGAAGTCGCGATGTATTGCATAGGCGATTTCGTCTATTCCAATAGCGTGTCGGACGAACATGTCATACATCTTCATGCCGTTCTGACGCTTACTTGCGTACCTGTCGATTGAATACGCCGGAGTATGATTCATATCTCTCCTAAATACTCGTACACTTCGACGACGTTCCTCATTCCGTCGAAGAAATTACCCTCCTTGTCCGTATACAGGTAGAGTACCGCGAAGATCTCTCCCATCTTGAACGAACATACTGTCTCGTCTATTGTACGGACCCAGGCTGTTATGGCGATTTTTGGCCTGTGCTTTGCTCGAAGACAGACAACCGTGTTGACTCTCAGGTCGCCCAACTTTAGTTGCTTTCCAATCTCTACATCCATCGCTGCCCTTTCCTTAGATATAACAAGATATCTGGGTTAGTCCTGTTAATATTCTCGATAAACTGATTGGTGTCCTCCACGACCCTCTTGGTTCCAAACATCGATGCGAACCCAAGAATCGCCAGGAGAAGAGCATAATCGTCGGTTGTCATTACGACGGTTACTTCATCGTCTTTGCGGCTGTAGGTCATGAGCCAGCCTCCAGAGTCTTAGCAACGTCCCACTTTTCTACCGTACTGAAATCCCGCGCCAATTTGTAATCTCTCGAACCAGGATCTGACTCACAGATCCTCTTGAAGATGCAACCAGAGTACTTGTCGCATGAGGTTAGATTCATTGGGTAATTTTCCTCCTCGATGCACTCCTGGAATCTCTTGACCCACCAGATTGCATTCTTCCTCCATTCCTCGATTCGGTCGTTATCAATATTGAACACGAATCTCTGGAATCTCTCCGCCGGTGTTAGGGTTTTCTGAAAGCCAATTTTATTCATGACGATGTGATTACAATTAAGAGCGTAACAGTAACCGATGAACTGATTGCTCAGGCTAATCGGATCTTTGCGCATCTTGCCCGTCTTGTGATCGAAGGGAGCAACTATGTTTCCCTTCTCTGCGATGAGGTCAATCTTGAAGTTGTAAATGATTTGGAGATCCTCCTCCTCATGAAACAACTTCGATCCGACTTCCTCGACAGCCAACGGATGCCATACGTCATTCCGATAGAATTCGCAATAATCGCGGAATTGCTTAATTACTTCCTCCGCAGTCTCCATCGGAATACTTAGCTTGGTCGAGAAATACATCCCAGCCTCAATCGCCCGTTGTACCGGGTCGCCTATAGGTTTGACCCCAGCCTCGATAAGCTCTCTCCAGACAGGAGTGTCGTATTTCTGTGGACCGAGCATCCCGTAGTAAGGCTCCATCATCTTATGCATTAAGTCTCCCTTCTCGAGAGACTCCTCCTTTTCATGAGGAGCCAAGTTGTAAATGAAGGAGTACTGCGCCTTGCGAAAGCAATTCTGAATGACGTTGAGAATGCTCGCGTCGAATGTTATTATTTTCATTTGTATCCCTTTAGTTGGTTGGCTAGGGACTCGACCTCACCGCGAACGTAATTCATATCGCGGTAGGTTTCGACCTTATCTAAAGTTAGTCGCTTGATTCCCAGGCGCCGCATCGTAGCCACTAGCCCAGGTGTGTAGTCCCACGCATGACTACAATCGAATCCGAACCACCATACGTCTTCGGGATAACCCTGCGTAGGAGTATGGCAGATTGGACTCTGACATTTGTTACTGTACGTTAGCCCTCCGTGCGCGCTTAGATCCACATCATGATAACTAACCTTGTACAGCGGATGATCATTCGGGATACCCACGTACCCACACCATGCGCCCGAATGATTACGTATCATCATGCACGAGAACCCGACATGGTGAAAATCTACCCGATCAGGTTCATCCTGCCAAGGTCCCGGACCCCAATCCGCCTTTGGCGGATTGAATTTTATCGTCTCATTAACCATCGTTTCTCTCCTTTTAAAAGAATTAAAATAAAAGGCGCGCCCCGTAGTATTGTCCAGTATTGCTCCGTTTATAAGCGGAGGCGCACATATTACTTATTCCCTGTAGTCGTGTTTTCTCATCTGGTCAATGAGAGAATCCTTGAACTTCTGGTTGATGTTTGGATCGTCAAGAATCCGCTCGATTACCTTCACCGTCGGATTCTTGAATTGGATTTGTTGGAACTCAGGGTGTCTGATTGTCATTCGTCCTCTCCTCCGTCCGGACCTTCAGTGTCCTGCTCGCTTTCTTCCGCCGTATCAGGATCTTCCGATTCAGGTTCTTCCTCCAGGGCGACAATTATGTCCTCGTCCTCGTCCTCGTCCTCGTCTTCGATGAGATCACTGAACTCTGAGGGAGAGTCGGCCCGCTCTCTTTCGTAACACTCTAGGTGAGCGATGGACTCACCCTCCTCGTAGATCAGGTCTCCCTTCTCTATTGGGAGTGAGCAATAAAAACATTCGCCCGCTTCACTCGCTACCGTCTTCGTTGCCATGATGTTCTCCTATAAACTGAATCATCTTACAGACTGTCTTTGCTGACAACCTGATTATTTTACTACGCCATTCTGTACCTCGTAAATTGAACGAGGTGATTTGCAAGTAATCTTCGTGGCCTGGAACCATCTGCCACGATAGATCTATCTTACAGTGTTCTGTGTCGTGGATAATCATCTGAATAATCATCCGTCCCAACACATGTCATCGTAGTCGTAGACCTCGATGCCTTCCCTGCGCGCCGCTTCCTTCCTGGTTTCGAGTTCCGTCCAGGGAATTAAGTCGAATTGACCATTCCATCCCTGGGTCCTCCACCAGCGGACGCCCCCAGATTCTGGAGGAAACCTATCCGCTCGGTAACCATAGTGGTCAGTTTCTGGAGGCTTACTTTCGTCTTCAAGCTGATTCATCTTTTATCTCCTCGTGTAGGTAATTTAGTTCCTTGAGACATCGACCCTCCTTGCAACCTGGACTGAACAAATAGGCTGCGCGCACTCATGACAGCGCGCGCAAACCCGCCCGGTTAATTTATCATAACCGACGTCCATTCCCTTACCAGGATGGCACCGTGCAGTTAGGAGAAGAAAGCATTCTTCCTCCCCCTTCGTATGACTTGGATGCCCGCATTCCTGGGCATCCAAGTCCTCTCTATATAGAATCATGTTTTTTCTCCCCTCTCTCGCTTGCGAGAGAGGATCATATACTCCATTTCCGACCGCCGTTAGCGGCCAATATTTGAGTTAACTCCTTCATCAACGATGATTGGTCCCATGAGACAGCGGCTTCACCATTCAAGGTTTGAGTCACGATCTCACGTTTCTTCTCCACAATTTCGGAGAAAAACTCGTCTACAGTACCAACAGCGACCATATAGGTCACTGCTATACTTTCCGCTACGGAGCCAGGTCGAGGGAATCTAGCCTCAGCCTGTTCCTCATTAGCGGGATTCCACTGGCGTTCCAGGATGATACAATCCTGGCAGAATTGCAGGTTGAGACCTTCTCCGAATCCTAAAGTTGAGGCAATTAGGACTCGCTTCTTACTGTTGTTCTGAAACTCTTGGACTCGATCAAAGCGCGCGCCCGCATCTAAATCAGCGGTCAACTGGATAACAGGCTCGAGTTCAAGTTCCTTCAGAACTGTGTTGAGCTTCTCAGCGAGGATGGCTCCAACGTCCTTATGATGAACGAAGATAGTAATCTTACGATCCGTAGACCCCAAGAATTCCATCAAGTGATCGATGCAAGGATCAATCTTCGACAGACCAACCAGATGCCTCATTCTGGATAAGTACGCCAGGATGTTGCTGGTATCCTCGAAGGAGATCCCCCCACCATTGGTATTGAATCCAACGTTGTTGTACTCATTGCGGAATTGTTTGAAGGTTTCGATGTAGGCAGCCTCCACGGTCTTACTCATCTCGTGGAATTCAAACTGTCTATCGATCTTAGGCAGGTCGGGCATAACTTCGGCGCGCTCTCTGCGAATGATGAACGTCTTAGTCTTCCGCTTGAAAGCCTCCGGATCTGCTAACCCTCCCGTTTTGTAACCGTAGCCATTCCAATAGCTATCGCAATCATACCGAATGAACGTTGCCTCACGAGGGAATACCTCTGGATGCAAGATGTTCAAGATCGGGAAATACTCAGCCGCATGATTCTTGATCGGGGTGCCAGATAGTGCAATGACATTCCTGACCTTCGAGCAGAGCAGCCGCGTATACTTCGTGCGCTCACTTTCGGAATTCTTGATTTGTTGGCACTCGTCCAAGACGATAGTCTTAACTCGTTTCTCCACTTGTTCAGCGAAGTTGTCGTTCATTCTTCTCAGAAGATCATATGAGATAATATATCCCATGACCCCAGGCATCAACACTGATTTAGATCCATCGATGACTTGAGCGAAGGCATCTTCTCCCAACCAGCGCATGGTCTCGTGTTGGTATTGATACTTGAGACTTGATTTCCCGATCCATAGGAACGGTAACATTTCCTTCGGATGTAGGTGCATTGTCGCTAGAGCCTGGATCGTTTTACCAAGACCCATCTCGTCTCCGATCAAACACCGCCCGCCCGACTTCTCAGCGAAGCGTACTCCGTCGTTTTGGAACGGATATAACCGCTTGCCATCCATCGAGCGTATATCTTCAGGGCGTGAAGAGTTAAGAACTTCTTCTTTGATTATGTGTCCACATTTCAATAGCCACACTTGGGTCTTGCCCATGTCGAATTGCTTCAGACCTTCAGCAACTTTCCCGCATTGTTGGCAGTATGTTTTTGTGAACGGCGTATGTTTCTCCTTTCAGTGGGTTAACTACTATTCGAATACTCTCGTTTCGCGAGAGTAGTCGAATCGTACCTAACGCTTAACGCTTGAGGTGCAGGGTATAATCCCTTTCATGATCGCTCGTCACCTTGACCCAGAGTTCTTCATTCGGGCCGACGGAGGGAAGATAGAATTCGTTGTACCCTGGCCGGAGGTCATGCTCTTCCGACTTGGATGTCTCCCCATTTCTGAGCTTACTAACCTTCCACATTGTGATCGTCACTTCCGATGCCTCCCGATTACTAGCTGAGTATGTCTCGATGAGCATTCCTCGACCAGCTTAGTCGCCTGGTCGAAAAGCCCCTCAGTTATAGTGAAGAAATGCTTGATAGCATCGTTCAAATGGTAAAACGACTCACTTTTATGCCCATGAACGACACAGAAGCATCCCGTGTTCGTAGCCAGGTCGATGTGACAATTCATGTCTACCATCGAGTTATGCAGTAGATTTACTTGCTTCGTCATTTCCTTTCGCCTTGTTGAACCTTGCCATTAACTGGTCGACGTCCATCGTTAGTAAATCATTACGAGAGACTCCCAGCTTGTTAGCCATCTTGGTCGATTTATCCTCACGAGATTTAGCCGTAGGCTTCTTCCCGTTGGGATCGCTCACCTTGATCTTTTGTAATTCCTTGCGTTCTTCCGCGCTCATCTTCTGATAGCGTTCTGCCCTAACAGCGCGGGCGCTTGCTAATTTCGTGCGCTCAGTCTGGAGAAACTCTTCGATCTTGGCTTCCAGCGAGGTAATATGCTGTTCTAGATCCTCATTGGACATTTTATAGCACAAATCGCGCTCGGAATTCATTAGGGAGATAAAGTTTTCTTTATTCTCCGTTACAGAGAGGTTTCTATGGTATTTCGGGCAAAGATGACCTTTACCGTCTACTTGAAACCACACATCGCATTCCTCCCCTTGTGGAGATACGTACTGACATCTCTCCCAGGAATTATTTCCCATTTGGATTTAGATCCTCCTTTCTTAGTTTTTCTAGTTCTTCAAAAAATCGTGATTCAAAACTTTTGTCAAAACTTTTGGGGTAGTCCGTCTCATAATCCATCTTGTGTCGATACTGATGAACTACGTCAGATCTATTGGATTTAGCTTTGCGTATTCCACGCCTTATCCTATCACTGATCTCCTTTTGGACTCCCTTGCGTTTCATAATTCCTCTTGTCCCAATACCGTTGTAGTATGGGGCCGGTATAGCTAGGTTACCGCCGTTTCATTGGCGAATGCAAGCCCTTTATTTGCTTTGTTTTCAAGGGCTTAGGCGGAATCGGCCTTCAAGCCCCCCTTACAGGGGGTAGGTTGGAAATGCTATGTAAAATTTATATAGCGGGAGGGAAGGGAGAAGTGTGTAATATATATATATATATATATGTATATACTCCTCTTACTGGCCGAACCCCCTAACCCCCCTGTTTTCAATGGGTTAGGGGGGGTATTTTGGCCCGGTAGTTCAGCATTATTGCCCCGAAACTTCAGCAATCCCTTAGCGGAACTCCATTTAGGGAGGTAAGTAAATCCCTTAAGACGAAGCCTTGAAAGATCTGAAATTACTGAGGGTATTTTGGATCTGAGCGAGAGATTCGGTGGATTATAAGGTCATCTGGGAGACGATCTGATGAGTCTTGAACGATCTGGAAGACTTCAGAGATCGAGTTAGCGTAGACGGTATAGACAATACCGCCAGATGATACGACCCACTTTTTTGTAGGCATTAGAGGTCATACCCCTGTTCGATTTTGGTCGCACAGGAGTTGCAGTAGGCGTAGTCAGGTTTGATCTTGACACGTCGATTGCAACCAGAGCAGGTCTTGTAAACGGATTCACGTTGGACCTGATGGTAGAAATCGACGTCATCTTGGTCTTCGATCTCGTAATGACCGTAGTTGTCATCGTAATAGGTCATTTCCTCACCTCCAAGTTCTCCGTGAATCTGACGATGTCGCCTTGCAGCTTGTCGATTTGATTCAGGACTCGAGCAGCGTCGAGGATATGATCCGGTCGAAGATCTAAGTCTCGAGCGACATTAGCTACGACTCTCGTGACCTCAGTTTTGAGGAAAGCCGACACCTCATTTAGGTTGTCGACTCTTTTAATTGCCATAAAGGCCTCCTTTTCAAGGTGGGAGGTTTCGTACTCTCCCCCAGGGTAGCTTGCTTTCCTACCTTCATTAAATCTTCAGTGTATGAAGACTTAATGAAGGAGGGGGAACCTCTCGAGAAAGGTCCCCCCTGCGGATTCAGACCTCTAAGGTCTTCATGACCTCGATGATCTTGCGAGCTTGGTCTTCGGTGACGGGCTTGCCAGCCGCAGCGCGAACCTTCATCAAGTCCTTGATGGACTTCTCTTCGCTCGCAGCCGACGAAGCCTCGTTGGCGAGGATTGCCTGACGAACCTTTGCACGTTCGGTCAGATCGATCGAGTAGTTAACATGGTCGAGCAATTCAACCAATCCCTTATCGGTCTGAAGGGCTTCCAGCACGTCTTCACGACTCTGGAAAACGACCTTCTCAAAGGGACGTGAGAACTTGCGCGATCCCACGGAAACTTCAACGGTTCCTTGTACAGTTTGCATATTGGTATCTCCTTTTAAATAGGTGGCCTTTCAATTCCACCTAAGGAAAGTATAACCGGCGTAAAAAACGCGAGTCAACACTTTTCTTGGGTATAATTGGTTTAGATTCAGGGGCTTACAAAAAAGAATTTTGCAAGCCCCCTGAAGATTTGTTAGGCAGCATTAGCCGTTAATTTAAGTTTCTCCTTTCCGAATTCCATGACCTCAACGTAACCATTGTCCAACCAAATGTGAGCGATTACGTGATTTTTTTCATCGTAAATGTACACTTGGTCGTCTTCTTGTTTCCAAGAAGTTCCGTCAATCACGACGTCGAACGTCGGATGTCCGGAAGGAAAGAAGCGAAAACTGATAGTATTCATAGTTTATTTGACCTTTCATTAAAATCTCATAAATGAAATCTTAATGTAAGGCCAAATAGAGTCCTCTCATATCTTAGGCTGATAACGGACTTCGTTGAGTCCTCACCTGTATGAGATTCCACTTATTCTCCTACACTCGACACGAGACGGCATTACCTATATCCGCATTAAGTCGGACGACGCCTATCTGTAGCGACGAATCACGTACGCTTGATAACAAACAAACAGAATAGGGAAGGATTTGGTTCTACTCCGCAAAGTGTCAATCTGCTAGTCGGATCACCCTAGACTATACGGCGCATACGGTGGCACAGAGACTTCCGGTATGATGAGTACCCAGGTCAAGCGAATGACGTATACTTTCACCTGTCGTATAATCGTGAAACATGGGGGAGGAGATTCAGTCCGTGTCTCACTCAAGTTGGAGTCCTGACCGTACACTACGCATCGAACGTAGCTGGTCGGGTTGAGTTGACGGAGACCTAGCGTCCGTGACCCTAGCCTTCAATATCGGCCATTAAAATTGTGCGTTCCATCTTGGCTTCCGTCTCCCTAGAAAAGTCACGCGCAGAACGCGCGCGGGAGGCGCCACCTTGTCCTTCGAACTACACTCTATATATAGCAAGGGGCAGTCCAAACTATCCTCTATGATAATAAAGGACTTACAGGTCCTCAAAGGACTTTATAACGCAAAGCGTGTAATTTGTGCGCGCAATTTTTACATAGGGGAGAAAATTCTACACAGTTACCGCTAACTTTACCGATAACGTTAGAGTAACTTTAGCGGTAAAGCTCTACGACCTACTAAGTACTAAGTAACTAGTAGACCTTTAGCGGTAACGTTAGCGATAACGTTAGCGGTAAAGTAAGTACGAAGACCTTCGTACGAAATCCTTCGTAGGTGGGTGTCCTCCAGGACGTTGGGGACCAGGGACTCCGGCGGCGAAGTCGATCCTCCTCGCGTTTTCGTTCGTCAGAAGGAGAGCTTCCACCTACAATTTTTAAAATATGAAATAACTCTTCACGCGATGAAGCGTTACTCCCCTTTTTCGGAAGTTGTTGAAAACAGGGCGATTTTTCTCCTTGACTCTGTAGGGGGGTAGGGGTACACTTGGGCTTAGGGGAAAGTTGTATTCAAATCTAATGGGTCCCTTGGATCGTGCCTATCTCAAAGCTTTCCCCTAGGAATTCTATATGTTTATTACTGAGGATCAGGCTCGGCAGCGATTGTCTAGCCCAGACAACCTGGCTAATCGGTTTAACTTAGCTGCTCGTCGAGTAGAACAGGAGAGGTCTATAAATGCCACGGGACATAGTAGGGAAGCCCGCATCGAAACCGAAGCGGCGGAGAGCGGGCAACAAGAGAAAGAATCCGGAAGTATCCAGTCATTACCAGCCGGAGCTATCAACTGCGAACAAGTCGAGCACCGGAGCATTCCGCGCACGGGTAGACGCGGACCGTGGCTTTCTGTCGAGGAGCGAACTGAAATCGCCATCGACGCCAAGATTAGTGGGCGCAAACAAGAAACTATCGCGCAAGAGCACGGGATATCCCGGCAAGCGGTAGCCCAAATACATGCCGGACTGGGTCTCCGTGATGAATCAGAAGTTGCCCATGCGATTGAGATCGCTCGTAATAAAGCTCTCGACCGGTTAATGGCCTCGCTTGGTCTTTTAACGGATGATAAATTATCCGGCTGTAAGGCGACCGATTTGGCAAACATCGCGGCGAACATGTCTCGTGTCGTGGAGAAAACCATGCCCGACAAGGATCGGCAAGGTAATATCAACCTGATTGTTTATACTCCTGAGATCCGGAGTGAGAAGTCCTTCGAGGTAGTTGAGATATAAAAGGAAAAGATATGACCCCAGAGCCTATTTTCGAAGTCGCCCCAGTTGGACCACAGTTCGCCGTCCCTGGGCAATTTTATTCCTATCCATATCCCTTCATCAACAACGAAGTGCCTGTAGGCTGGACGTCTGGGAATCTACCTGAGAATCTCAAGCCTAGGAATCTCAAGCCTCGGGGTCACGTATTACTTCCATACCCAAAAGACAAAACACCTCCCCCGAATGCCCCAGATTCTCGTACACTAGGAGTTTGGATAACCATCGACTCAGGTTGGGGTGCGCCGCCCGTATATGGATTCCTCGCCAGGGAGACTGGGCTGGAATCTGGTGAGCCCAGATTCGACTCCCAAGCCAGGGGCCATTATGTGTACGTAAGAGGGGACGCTTGGGCCTGGGTGCCTGAGATTGATCCAAGTTTCGGGATGAAATGAGGCCGTCGTTCGATAAACAAAACGTCGATCGTTCCTCTTTGACGAACCGCGAATGGAAGCCGCACAAGAGGCAGGAACAATTTGCGTCTCTGCCTGATACAATCTTCGAGGCTCTTTACGGTGGTGCCGCCGGTGGAGGGAAGTCCGAACTCCTCTTAATGCTTCCCATCATAAGAGGGTTTTATCAAGAGCCTCGATTCAAAGCTATTATCTTCCGTAGAACATTTCCTGAGCTTGAGAGTGAGATTATCGTCCGAAGCCGTGATTGGTACTCCCTAGCTGGAGGGAAATACAACGAGGAAAAGAAACGTTGGCAATTTCCCTCCGGCGCGTTAATTCAGTTCGGCCATGTTGAGTACGAAAGTGACGTCAGAAAATATGATACTGCCGAATACAATTACATGGCTTTTGACGAGCTTACCTCCTTCACTCAGGGACAATACGTTTATCTCTCTCGAACCCGGTGCCGTTCTTCTTCTAGTAGATTGCCCGCCATCGTTCGATCTGCTACAAATCCGGGAAATATTGGACATGCGTGGGTTAGGGACTTGTTTATCACCCCCGCTCCAAAGAATACAATTATCGTCGATCGAAAAACCAATCTCAAAAGAATATTTATCCAGTCTTTCGCTGAGGATAATCCGTATCTCATGTCGAACGACCCGCAATACGTTAACAGACTGGAATCTCTTCCCGAAGCTGAGCGCGCGGCGAAAAGATATGGATCTTGGGATTCATTTGAAGGGCAGGTATTTTCTGATTACCGTGAGATGCCTAGTGACGGTGAGCCCGATAATGCGTGTCATATCTGCCAGCCATTTACGGTCCCTGATTGGTGGCTCCGATTCCTCGCGATCGACTGGGGCTATAGTGCAATGACCTGTGCGCTTTGGGGCGCGCTTAGTCCGGATGATAGACTATACGTTTACAGGGAATACACAAAGAAGGAGGCTAAGACATCAACATGGGCGACTGAGGTGGGAAACCTTTCGATAGGTGAGAAGTTTACGGATATCGTTCTCTGTCGAAGTGCCTGGCAACAACGAGGGGACGAAATGACTCAGCAAGAGCAATTCACCAAGTATTCTGGTCTGATAGCTCGTCAGGCGGATAATGACAGAATAGCTGGTAAGTTGCTCCTTCAGGAATATCTTCGTTGGAAAGAGGCTCCCGCAAAAGCCGCGTCCAATACGGCGGAGTACGACCATGAGGTCGCGATGCGTATCCTGCGCGTTGATGGAACCTTGGCTTATACAACCTACGCGAGTTCCTTTCAAGATAGAAGGGAACTTCAAGTCCTCCCAAGGCTCCAGATATTCCCAGATTGTCGGGAACTCCGCCGCACTATTCCCCTCTGCATTTATGAAAAGAAATCTAACGTATCGGATAAACCCGCTGAGGACGTTCGAGAGTTCAATGGGGATGATCCTTACGATACTGTTAGGTATCTCAACATGGCTGTTGATCGATACCTGGGAACCTTGAAGGATCAAGGAGAGTCTCGTAGGAGAGAAAACGACCTAATTCAGAAGTTACAGGACACAGGAAATTGGAACGCTTATTATCGTGGGATGGAAAAGTTGGAACGGAAACGTCCACCAGATATGCCGGTGAGGATGAGGCATCATGTTTGATTGGCTCATCGTCATGCTCGGAGGGACCACTAAACGTGAGCTTGCCGTGCATACAGCCGTCTGCGACGGCTGGCGTGACCGATGTCTGGCTGCTGAAACTACCGTTACCCTCTTTAAAGATATCGTGGAGCGAGAGCGTGAACGTTCAGATAAGATCGAGACGGACATCAGAAATAGAATGCATCCTGAAAATGGAATGCAAGGTCCTCCCGGAATGAAGCCGGTTGGACACGCGCTATCAAGCTGGCCTCGAATTAGGAGAGAGCTTGAGAAGTCACATCGGGTGAATGACAATGCCGAAGTTTCTCGAGAAGAAATTGAAAAAACAATACGGCAAGGATAGTTCCATTCCGTATAAAATCATGAACGCGAGGGGTCTCATGCGTGGATCGAAGACTACTGAGAAAGGTCGTAAGGCGGAGGAGAAGCATGAGCTTCACTCCAGCGCCAGAATTAGTGGGCTCGGAGGAGAAGTGCGGCGCCCCGCCACCCGGTCTAGAAGGCAAGGAAAATCTTTCGCAGAGAATCTCACGGGAAAGAGGTACAAGTAATGGCTCGTCGGAAGAAAATCGAAGCTCTCGAGAGAGGGAAGAGGAAGGGATTCGCTAGGGCTGCGCGCGCCGCGAGATCTCCTGTGAGAGGATTGGGAGGGGAGAACAGAGTTCCATCGAGGAAATTACGAGGTAGTTTGGCTCGCGAGATGAACAAATGATCTCTACAATACGTCGAAATGTTGCAACCCCATTCGCCGCGGCAACTCTTCCTACGGTCCCGGATAAGTACGGCTTTCGTTGGCTAGGAACTGGCAAGGTCCCTGATTGGGCGTTGGATATCTCGGGAGATATCAACATCAGTGATCCAGGTAATGCCGCTGGTTTTACTTATCGGCTTAATGGAACTCCTTTTGGTGGTAGCGGTAGTGGTGGGACTCAAGGTCCCCCAGGACCTCCCGGTGCAACCGGAGCCACTGGTGCCACTGGTGCAACAGGCGCACAAGGACCTCCAGGTCCTCAAGGTTCCACAGGAGCCGTAGGTCCTCCAGGTCATGCTACAACTATTGTAGGATCTGTAGCTACGGCCTCGGCTCTACCACCATCGGCAAACATTGGTGATGGTTACATCACTAATGATACTGGAAATCTCTGGGTCTGGACTGTATCTGGTTGGGTAAATGTTGGTAAAGTTCAGGGTCCAGCGGGACCAGCAGGGATTCAGGGACCCCCCGGTTCTACTGGACCTACTGGATCTCCTGGTCCCCCTGGAACTACGGGAGCTACAGGAGCTACAGGACCACAGGGTCCTACAGGCGCTACAGGTCCCCAAGGTCCCACAGGACCAGGAGGCGCACAGACTCCTTGGACCCAGAATATAAACGGCTCGGGATACTCGTTGTCTGGTGTCCAGACCATTGATGTCAACAATACTGGATATTTCTCCAGGGGTGGTAAACAACTAGGCGACTGGTATGTTTATCAGGGATTAGGCAACGGGATCTATTACAACGAGGGTGGGATGGTGATTATTAACTCCAATGCTCCACCCCCTATTGGAGGAACGGCCTACGCTCTATACGTCAATGGTCCGGTAGACACCTCTGCTGGATACTACGTTGCTGGAGTCCAGTTTGTATCCGCTGCTAGCTTGGCCCGCACTAATCCTCAAGCGGTCCCCTCCGGTCTTGGACATGTGATTTTAAACATCGATAACATTATGCCCACAGCGAGTGGTTTCATCGGTGTCAACAACCTAGCTCCTGCATACGCGTTAGATGTTGTCGGTGATCTAAACATTACCGGCACCTACCGCATTAACGGTGTCCCCGTCCAAATCAATCCCGCTAACATCAGCATACTCGAAGCACGAATTGCTGAACTCGAAACGAAATTGGCAAGTTTAGGAGGATAATATGACTCAACCGGTTTTCTCGCTACAAGCTAGGTATCAAGGAACCTACATACCTGGTGTTACAATGACCAACTGGTTCTATACTCTGATTCCGATATTCCCTGGTGGGACAGTCGGAACCGGCGTGACCAACAGTACGGGACCAGTTGCCAACGCGGGTCTTAATGGGATAGATATCGTGAACGTCCAATGGTCCCCGCAAGTTGGTGCAATTGCTTATCAGTTATTCCGCGCGGCAGGGTCGGCGCCCGTTACGACGGGAGATCCTTGGGCGGCCTTCACGTCTGAGTTGGGCGTGAAAGATATTGGTTTCCCGGCAACAACTAGGAGTTAAGTCTTCACGCCATGAGCCGTTACCCCATAGGCAATGGTACGTCCGCCGTAGTAATCCCGACCTCCGTAAGATATATCGGAGAATCTGTTCCGGGAGTTACGACGGTTCAGTACTTCTATATTGTCGTGGCGTACACCAGCGATAACACCGCTGTTGCTACGTCTGCAATGGGGGTGTCGGCTTTTGGTCCACAAGTCCTGGATGGCGACCATGCTATTAACATAAATTGGTCGCTCATCCTGGGTGCGTCTTATTACCTGATATTCAAGAAGGCTGGATCTGAGCCAAGCATTGGAAACTCTGAGGATTTGTTCTATAAGGCTGGTTTCTCGGAGACTAGTGTTCTGGATGTCGGTTATGCGGAAGCAACTCGTAACTCATTCCTTAATCCTGGGATCGGGCCGCGCACGATTGGAGCAGGGGTTGGTTCAATTAATGGAATAGCTGGAGATGTCAATTTAGTTGGTGGGAACAACATAACGATAACCCCAGAAAGTCCTGATGGTCAGAGTATCTCCATCAGCGCCCATGCTTCCGGGTCGGACGGTCAAGTTCAATTTAATCAGGGTGGTAATTTCTCCGCATCTCAGTATTTCGTTTGGGATTACACCAACCGTCGTTTAGGAATCAATACCAGTAGCCCAAACTACGCGCTTGATGTTTTTGGGGATATTGATATTTCCCTTCCAAGTTCATATCGTTTAGGTGGAATTCCATTTGCGGTTCAGGGTACTGGTGGGGCCGTCAATCTGATTAATGTAGGTAACATCAACGGGGCCGCCCCTGTTCCGGCAACGAGAATTATTGCCACGGGTGCTGGTTTATCTGGTGGTGGAGATCTTTCAGCTAATCGCACTATAGTTAGTGTTCCCTTTGGCCCCTCTGGTGCTGGACATTCTTTAGGTGCTGTACCAGATCCTGGTGCAACTGTTGGTGCTACGAGATTTCTTCGCGAAGATTCTACTTGGGCCGTGCCATCTGGGACTGGAGGAGGTACATCCCCAGGAGGTTCTGCGGGATATGTACAGTTTAACAGTGCGGGCACGTCTTTTGGTGGTAGTGCTAATCTATTTTGGGACAATGTAAACAATCGATTAGGAATCAAAACGGTTAGCCCCAACTATGCTTTAGACGTAGTTGGTGATATAGACATTGCACTTCCCCAGTCTTATAGATTAGGTGGCTTTCCCTTTGCTGTTCAGGGACCGAGTTCCAATGTCAATCTCATCAATATAGCCAACATTAATGGGAATCCTATTGCCTCGATGGTTCAGACTCCTTGGGCCAGTAACATCGATGCGGCCTCCTTTGCTCTCAATAATGCTTCCGAAATTGTTGTTGTACAGACGAATGCCTCCCTTTATGCCGCAAGTCTTACTGGAGCGGGAGGGAATACCGTACTTTATCTCAATAATATAGGAGCCGGAGTTGTAACCACGGATATTGCATTTCAAACTCCCACTCAGTTATTTCAGATTGGCGCGGCTTTCTCTCCGGCTCAACTACAGTTGAAGATTAACAATGCTCCGTTTTTGGTTGTATCTGGGTCTAATGGAAATGTTGGCATTAATACTACGGGTCCGAACTATGCGTTGGATGTGGCTGGTGACATCAACATTAATTTAGGACGGTCTTATAGGATTGGTGGTTCCCCATTTGCCGTCAGTGGCGGGGGAACGTTAATCAATCTACAAAATATTAGCAACATCAACGGGGCCGCTCCGGGTCAGCCGCAAACTCCTTGGACTCAAACTATCGTTGCCGCTGGTAATACGCTTACTGGATGTGGAGGAATCGGTTGCGGCAATGCGACGACTCCATCTACGTATGGCCTAAATATCGAGGGTACTCCATCCGTTCCACTTGGTGGGATTCGTATTTACGATAGCAGACCAACATTTCAAGCTCAAATTTATCTGCAAAACGATGCGGGTAATGGTGTTTATCTGAAGATGCAAGGTAGTACGAATGCCACTGTTCCCAACTGTGCCCTCATACAATTAGGGCCTCAGCCTTTTGTCTGGATTCAGAATCTAGTAGAGAGATTTCGGATGGATACGTCCGGTAATGTAGGGATCGGAACTTCGGGTCCGAATTATAAGTTAGACGTATCGGGAGACATTAATATTGCTCTTCCGCAATCCTATCGGTTGGGCGGATCTCCGTTTGCTGTCACTGGTGGTGGAACGCTGATTAATCTGCAAAACATTAATACCATTAATGGGTCCGCTCCCGGCTCTCCTGCTGGCTCAACGGGACAGATTCAGTTTAATAACGCTGGCGCGTTTGGGGCTTCCGCTAATCTTTTTTGGGATAATACCAGCAATTTGCTTGGCATTGGCGGCACTCCGCAATCGCTTATATATGGGCGGCGGGATTCGGCAGGCTCCCTTGCTCCAGCCCTGACTCTTGACAATCAGGGCGGCGGCGCGGGAGCGGGCGGAGCCATATTCTACTCTAATGGCACTATGTCGCAATCTGTGCTTGTTAGTTTGCAATCGTCTGAAGATGGCAACTTTTCAGCTAACTGGTCCGTGGCTACGAAAACCCCCGGCGCTGCTGGTAACAGTCGTGTGGCGCGTTTAACAGTGTCGAGCGCGGGCAACGTGGGCATCGGAACCACGTCGCCCGCATCTCTCCTCCACGTATCGAGCGGCGTGAACATGGGTCAAGGCATTCAGACCAATGTCACCATTGGCCCCACCACTGGTCCCGGCACGTTGGACTTTTGCGTTATTAATTTGGCGGCTAATGGAAATGGATATGTGCAGCTATGCGCGAATGCTTGGAATGACGGGACGAATTGGCATCTACGCGACAGCACCCGCGATGCCTGGGTTGTCCAAACGATTAGTGCGGCGACTGTCGGCTCATACTCTGTCCTTCACAGCGCCCCCAATATAAATCCAGCTTCGTTTAATTCGATGCTTACCGTTTTGGCCAATGGCAACGTGGGCATCGGGAACACAGCGCCGACCGCGCTGTTGACAGTATCTACCACTAATCCGGGAGGCACGCTGCCAACCAACACTCGCTTGTTCGTTCAGGGTATCGGCGGCATCTCTGCGACCGTTCCTGCCGGGAGGATTTCCATTGGCGTCGATTACAACCAGGACTACGGCGCTTACGTGGGCTCGATGTACTTCGCTGGCGGCACGGCGGGCTGCGTATTCGGCTATCGGCAAGGCGGCGCGGACGTTCCTCTCGTTTGGGGCAACGCCACTTCGGCTTACGGCGGGAAGGTCGGCATTGGGAACCAAGCCATCAACGGCACGCCGTATGGGGGAATCACGGCTCTCTGCGCGGCCAACAGCAGCCCTAGCCTGACTTCGCAGAGCGCCGCCACGGCAGTGTTCGGCACCGCCGGGGTAACTGAATTGGCGCTCTTTACCGACGGCAACGGCTTCGGTCACTTACAGATGCGTCACTGTACGGCGAGCGGCAACGCTTATCCGCTCTGTCTCAATCCGCTTGGCGGCAGCGTAGGTATAGGAACCACCAGTCCTTCTCATCAGTTGCAAGTCTCGACCGACGACGCCGCCAAACTTTCCACTAACACGTGGACGATCTCCTCCGATGTGAGACTCAAGCAGAACGTCAAGCCGCTCGAAGGCGGCCTGTCCATCATCAGTCAGATCAAGCCGGTGGAGGGCGAATACAACGGCCTGCATAACACCCCGCAGGGCCAGCGCGTGGTCTCGGTCGTTGTTGAAGACCTGAAGGCCGTGCTGCCCGGCTGCTGCCCCTCGCATCGCGGCAGGCTGCGCGATAGCGACAAGGAAGAGATCGAGATTCTGGATTTCAACAGTCACGAAATTTTGTTCCATTTGATCCTGGCCGTGCAGCAGCTGGCCTGGAAGATGGGAGAGAAAGGTCTGTTATGACGCCATCGCCGCCCAATCCTATCGTGCCGATTCCGCCAGCCACGACGTTGTCTTACGAGCAGTCATCCCAGCTGATGAGCGACTACAACTTCCGGGGCCGCGTGAAAACGGCGTGTCTCAAGTTCGCGGCCTACATCATGAACGAGCCATCCAGCGTCACGGCGCATAACGCGCGCATGAAGTGGGCGGCGAACTGCTATCAGAACCCGGACATAGTCGCGGGGCAGGTGCAGCCGCCGACCGTGATGGACCCGAACGTCCAGACGCAGGGCTCCGCCATCGACGACGCCACGTTGCAGACCGCCGTCGAGGAAGTGGTTCAGGAATTG